CCGCCTCCGGAGCTGGATGTATATGTGCTGCCTCCGCCGGATGCCGCCGCTTTGGAATAGGCGCGAAAGCTTGTCAGCTTGTAGGTAAGGTTTACGGAGTTTATCCGCACCACCTTGTCGGAGATGTAAAATCGCAAAACGGCGGGATTTGAGCTGTCCGCATTGTCGGCAAAGGTCGTGCTGTCGATGTTGACGCTGCCCTGCGAGTACAGGTCGGCAATCCTCTGCCGGTCGGACAGGTCCGCCATGGACTGCGCTATGTCCTGCTCCTTGTTGGCTATCGTCACCTTGACTTTACTGCTTTCCTTTTTAACCGCTGTGACGGGCAGGAGCGCGCTTATGCCGTCTTCATCATCAATTATTCGCACGATATCACCCGGGGAAATCCTTTCGCCGTTTAAAACCGACATATCCACGCTGTAAGAGAGATAAGGCTCTTTTGTCTGCTCCAAAAGGCTTTTGCCGTATTCAAGGAGGCTTTCGGCATATTGATACCTTCTGTCAACTGCAATTTTTGCGACAATGCCGTATTTGGCGGCTGTGTCGGCATCAAGATATGGCAGGCCGCCGTTTACCGGGCAGATGTTGAGCTGGTTGTCGCCCTCGCCGTATCCAAGCGGATAAAGCCTTGTGCAGAGGTTTGTCGGGTCGATGGTCTTTGTTATGCTGTCAAGGTTTTTGCCGTACCTTATTTCCCCCTTTTGCGAGGACGTATCCCGAAGCTTGAGCGACAGCTTGAAATTATTGATTTCTCTCGTGTCAAAAGTCCATATGTACGGCTCCACAAAGCAGTTTGCAATGCTGAGCAGCGCGGAAAGAAGATTTTCATTTTCCCAAGTATAGAGATATTGATGATTAAAATCGCAGTCCGCAAGGCTCCATCTTTTTGCGCTCTGCCGGTCAAGCACATAATTTATGACGTCCGATGTGTATGTGCCGGTATTCCCCACGCTGTGGGCGCCGAAAAGCACATCGTCAAGCAAGGTCGCAAGGACGTGCTCGCAATCGTAGGAGATGTCCTTTTGACCCGCGCTTTTTGTAAACTTTGTCGGCAAAATGCGGAAAAGCTCCGCTCTTTCGCCGTTGTCCCAAATCTCAACGTAGTTGAGCGGCTTGCAGTACACGTTTTTGCAATCATCGGCAGGCAGGCTGAAGCTTGCTGAGCCAAGCCCGTTGAGTTTTAATTCATAGCTTATGTCATAGGCGTTCTCCAAAAAGCACAATCTATTTCCGGTGATGTGGTCGTAAACAGCTATTAAATCCATCTGTCCCTCCAAACAACATGGCAGGCAAGCTTTCTGTCTGCCGAGGTGTCCTCGTAAATCAATGTATTTGCGCCGCCGCCAAGCAAAATAGGGCTGCTGCCGGTCTGCCAATAACTGATTGCGTTTGTGCCGTCAACAGTGACCGTTATATCATCGCTGTCAATTACCAGTGTCTGTCCCGGGGCAAGCGCAAGTTCCGGCAAAGCAAGGTAGGCATACTCGTATACATCCACGGGTAAATTAGCTGCGCCGTAAGCAAGTATATCTCTTGCGTTTGCGGTCAAATATATTTTCTGACGTATTTTTGCGGGGATTGCTAAAATGACAATGCTGGTTGCCGGCAGGCGTAATCTCTGCTTGGTTTTTACCGCGGGCTGATTTGCGGTCAAGCCAAAGCCCGCTGACATATTGCCAAGCCGCAAATACCCTGTTATACGGGCTTTGGCGGTAGCGTAAAAAGCAATTGTCGCAGGCGAGCCGGTAATATGCGCGATTGTGTGCAAATTAAGACGAGCCGCAAAATTAACCTCTGCCGCGCCAAGGTTAAGCGCAACTGTTTTTTGCGTAATTTCCGCAGACAAGCTAATTTCAGCCGTACCAATCGGCAGGCGGATTTTCGTTTTTGCGGCAACCCCCCGCGCAGTTATTTTGATTGCGCATATGGGCTTAAGCGCCGTATAACTCGATGTGTTATACGGCGCCCCGTAACCGTCTAAATTGTAGCGCATTTAACCGCCCCTTAATCGTTAGTAATTATAAGGTCACCCACATCAAATACCGGTTGCTGGTCTGTCTGTATTGTCACCGGCGACGTAAGGGCGCCTTTGACGATGAGATTGCCGCCCGTCGCGGCGTCAAGGATTGCCCAATAATTAGCCTGTGTCCAATTGCCCGTAGCGCGCGGCATCTCAACGTTGCCGGAGTTTTTGACAGTCATTTTGCCGTCTATAAGTTCCGCCGCGGTCATGCCCGGGATTTGCGCCCTCGCGTATCCCGCGCCGGTTACCTCTATACCGCTGTTGTCGGCTCCCGGGTCGGTTGTATACAGCGCAAAATACAGCGTTTCCGGCGGCGTAAATGTCGCCTTGGTAAATATCATGTCCATTATTTTTTTTGCCATATAATTCGATAATGCACTCATAATCAGCACCTCTTTTTAATCGTAATTTTAATGCCGGTAACAGGAGTGTCACCGGTATTTTTTAAATATATTTTTGTGGGGGCCTGTGCTGTGCCCTGCGAAAAAAGCGATATCGCCTGCCCGTTTTGCGTAATTGTAAAATTTTGCTGACGGATTGCTGACAAGGCAAACGGATATGCCGTGAAAACAATGTCAAATTCTTTTAAAGTTGTGAGTTCTTTAACGTCTATTGCTTCAAAAACACGGGCGTTGTAAATTTTATCCGGCTCGGTGTCTAAAATCAATTCGCCTTCTCCGGAAAGCCAAGCTCCTATTTCGCGGGCTTTTTCCGCCGAACGTCCGATATAAGCGCAAGACACCACAATATTTACGTCGCCGTATGTATTGTCCGTAACATAATAATTGCCGTGCCTGCCGGGAATTGTTATTGCCGATACGTTTTTGGAAGCTTTTATAAAACGTTTTATGTCAGTAACCACAATGCCATACGTTTCGCTGTGTCTGCCTCTAAATGTAAACCCTGTCATATCAATGCGACTCCTTTGCTGCGCGCGGCTTTTACGGCTTTGCTATATAATTTTTCGGCAAGCATATCAATGTCCGCCTCGTCGCGGATTACAATGGTGTCCGCAACTTTGCCGAAAAGTGTTGCGGAAGTTAATGCGGATTTTTCTATCCCAAAGGCGTCATTTGCGCTTGTTTTTACGGTGCTTTTTAAATTAAAAGTTGATGGTATCGCGTTTTGCATATCTTTTGAGATACTTGTCATTTCATCGCCAAAACCAATGCCAAGCCCTTGCGCCATGTATCCGCCGAGCTCCGCAAAAAGCTTTGAGGGACTATGTATGCCAAAAAAATCCTTAATGCGGTCGACAACGCCCCCAAAAAAACCGGATATTTTATCCCAGAGCCATTCACCCGCGTCTGAAATGCCCTGCCAAAGCCCTTTAATCAGATTGCCGCCAATCTCTGCCATTTTATAAACAAAACTGCCGAAAGCATCAACAATAGCGTCAATAATTTTGGGCACAGCCTTAATAATTTCGGCAATAATAATTGGCAAATTTTGTATAAGAGCGACAAATAATTGTACTCCGGCAAGAATAATTTTGTCAATGTTTTTTATAAGCCCATCGCAGATAGCGCTGATTATTTGAGGTAAAGCCTTTACAATCGTGGCGATAATCTGCGGCAGATTAGTTATAAGCGCAATTAACAATGTCACTCCGGTTTGGACTATTTGCGGCAAGGCGGTTAAAAGCCCGTTTATTATTCCGCTGATGATTTGCGGCAAGGCATTGACTATTGCTGTTATTACTGCCGGTATTGCCTGCACGAGCCCCATGAAAAGTGTGGTTGCCGCAGTTATTACAGCGGTTATATTGCTTGTCAAAAATGTTACTACGGCGGTTATGATTTGAGGCAGAACGGCAACAATGCCCGGAAGGACTGACATGAGCCCGGTTGCAATTCCCGTAAAGGCAGTCAAAGCCGCCTGTATGAATTCAGGCCCCGATTCCGCAAGCGCCGTTGCAAGGGAAGATAATATTGCTGGCAGATTTGCTCCAAGCTGTTCGGCTACCGTCTGCAAACCGGTCATAAGCGCCGAAAAAGCCTCCGTTGCGCTTTGCGCCAATGTGGGTATAAGTCCCGGCAGGGCATTCAGCACCATGGAAATCAGATTTGTAAGCCCGGAAATCAGCGATGGCAGCAATGTTGATGTTATAGTCGGCAGAACATTGACAATTGATGTGACAACCGCCATCAAAACAGCATTGAACCCGTTAAGGAAGCCGGGAAGCAGATTGCTTATTTGCGTCAAAACATCATTTAAAAAGCTTGTAAGGCCTGATGCAAGCTCTCCGCTGTCGCCGCTTTGCAGAGTTTTTACAAGCATCTGCGCCAAGTTGGGCAGTCCCGCATTTACCGTATCCATTATGCCGGCAAGGGCGGGGGCAAAGGCAACCGCTATTTTTTTCCCCGCGGCGGAGGTAGTTGCTTTAAAAGTGTCTATTCCGTCATTAAAGGCGTTAAGGCTGTTTAGGCCGTCCTGCGACAAAATCAATCCGGCCGCCTCGGCCTTGTCCCCAAGCTCTTGCAAAGTATCGGCGCCGCCCTTAATAAGCGGGTTAAGGTCTTGCGCAGACTTGCCGAAAATTTGCATAGCCAACGCGTCGCGCTCGGTTTCATTTGATACCTTGCCAAGGGCGGTTATAGCCTCATTAAAGACCGTTTGCCCATCCCTTAATTGTCCATGAGCATCAACAACGCTCACTCCAAGAGCTGCATATGCTTCAGCGGCGCTCCCTGTACCGTCTTTTGCGCTTGCCATGGATTTTATATTTTTTGCCATAGCACCGGTTAAAGTGTCAAGAGATACATCAATTATATCACTTGCATAGGCAAATTTTTGTATTTGCTCCGTTGTAAGCCCTGTTTGCGTTGCAAGCGTATTGATGTCGTCGGCAGCTCCTGCTGCTTTTGCAGTCATACCAACAACGGCTACGCCTGCCGTGGCAGCAGCAGTCGCATATTTTTGCACTGCGCCGATTGACACATCAACCACTTTTGCGGGTATTTCCATTGCGCTTTTTATTTTTTCTGCGGCGGTTTTGACGCCGTTCGCCATGAGGTCAAATTTTGAGGGCGTATCTTTGAGTTCGTCTTTTAACGACTTTAATTTGCTTTGCGTGTTTACAAGCTCGGATTGATAAGCAACATATTGTTCGCGACTGATTTTACCTTCGGCGAATTGCTTATTGACTTGTTCTTGCGCATCTTTTAAGGTTTTGAGTTTTTCCGATACCGCACTTATTTGGTCTTTTAAAATCGCTTGCTTTTGCGCAAGCAAATCCGTGTTAGTAGGGTCAAGTTTAAGCGCTTGATTGACTTGTTTGAGCTCACTTTGCAAACCTCTTGCTTTGCTGTTGACATCTGCAAGCGCTTTTTCAAGCGGCGATGTATCGCCGCCTATCTCAATTGTTATGCCTTTGAGCGACTTTGCCATTTGCTTCACCCCCGAAATGCGCTCTTAATTTATCCCGTTCCGGGCTTGTCTGCTCAAGCCGCCAGCAATCGGCAAGATATTCTCGCCCGCTCTGCGTCTGCGAATAGTTATAAACAACTGCGTCTTTAAGCAATTGCCAAAACGTTATCACATTTAATTCATCCACCTCGGTAAAATTAAATCCGGTATAATCTGCGACAATTTTTTCTTCAAGGCTTTCGATTTCGTAATAAACCGGTTCTTCGCTCGGCTTATGCGGTATTTTTATATTTTTTTTTCGTTTTTTATCCAATCAAAAAAGTCGCTTAAAAACGCCGTTGCGGTTTTTAAGTCAAAATTGTCCACTACAAATTCAGCCGTAAATTTTTTGCCGGAGTTATTGTTATTTAAAATCAGCGCAATTGCATTTGCAATGGCATCAATATCTCCGTTTTGTGAGGCCAGCGTCATTATAGTTTTAAGTGCCCCAAGTTTTGGAGCACTTAACGTTATAATTTCGCCATCTATTTGGCACTGATAACCGCTTTTAATTGCTGACAAATCAAACATACTATACACTCTCCTCAAAAATTATCAATGTGCCCTCGCCGTCAATCGGCAACGCCGAAAATTCGGCATCAATAACCGTCTCCTTGTCTTTTGCAAAGGCAAAACTAAATCCCGCTTTGTTTTGCCCTTTGATAGTAACTCTTATGTCACCCTCTGTGGCATCCTTATGTACAAATCTGATTATATAGCTTTTACCGTCTTGATTATTAATACCACCAATTTTTACGGTCCTAATGCCGCTGGTCTCTGTTACTCTTGCTGTTGCGCAAAGTTTTGCAAGCGTTTCCCCGTTCCACGTCATTATACCGCTTTTGAGCGTGACTTCTTCTGACGTGAGGATTGTTTTGCTCACATACCCCAAGTCATCCTTTGCAGTATAAAAATCCGGCTTGTACTCCAAAGTAGCCCCGCCGGAGATATAACCTATAAGGTTTTCCTTTTTTTCAAGGTCGGTGTTAGCAGGTATTCCGCCGGTAGCTTCAACGATGTAGAGCAATCCGCTGCCAAGTATTATTTTTTCAGCCATTTATAACATCCTTTCTCAATTTGTTTCAATCGTGCTTTCTAAAAGTTCCGCAAGGCGTTTTTTCGCAAGCTCTTCCCCGTATTTGATATGCGGAAAAGCTCTTGTCCGTCCTCCGTTTACAGTTGCATGCCCGTACTCTAATAAATGAGTAAGCCTATAATATGGAGCTGCAACATACCAAGTTTTAACGCGCTTGTATTGTGTTTCGGCAGTAGTTGCCAAGCGAAAAGCTTTAACGTATTTTCCGGTACCGCCAAAAGTCACATGGTTTTTAATCTCATTCATTGCTTCTGCCGCCACCGTATCAACCGCAGCTTTTGTTTTGTCGGTTATATCTTTGCTGTAATTTGCAAGTTCGGCGCTTATCGCTGTGCTTAAATCATCAATTTTAACTTTTGCCATATCAAATAACCTCGACAAGGCTAAATTCGTACACCGTCATAAATACGCTTTCCTCAGCTATCCAAAGGCGCTCGCGATTATACGGGATTTTATCAAGCAACGCCTCAATTTTGCTTTCTATTGCAGGCGATATTTTTACGCAATATAGCTCCACTCTGATGTCACGCTCTGCAATGCAATTTTTTTCATCGGTGCCGCGAATTTGACGGCTTTCCGTATACACCACAAATGGGGGAACAACGTTTTTGTTGCTAAATTTTATTTCTGCTACCGGCAATCCGGTAGTTTCAAGCCATGCTTTAACATCACTCATAATATCCACCAAGCCTGCGGTTGCAATATAATTCGGTTATTCCATCTTCGCGCGCGTAAATACGGTAAATGGTATATTGCGTATCATTGTATTTGATTTTGTCTTGCTCGTTATAGCTTTCGCTGTCCATAGCAAGGCAAATTTCCGGCTTTATTCCGGTTTGCCCCGCGCGGAAGAATTCGTTTGATTGAACCGGCAGCTCCGCGCAAAAACAAAGCGTTTCTGTGCCCTCGTCGCTTATCAAATAGCATATGTTATCCATAAGCGGCGCCGACTTTGATGAGATATTTTTAAGCCCCATTGTTGCATCTCTCCTTTGCAATGCGATTGCGTATCCTCCATTGCAAATTTTGCGGCATAGGCGCATCCTCGGCACGTTTTTTATACACCCATTCGGCGTAGTCGCAAAGCAAAATTTGGTCCTCACTTTTGGTTAAATCAAGGTCAATTCCCTTTGCAGCTAATTCGGCTTGCCTTGCCTGCAACATAGGGATAAAATAATCGTCCCGGGCGTTATGAGTAACGCCCAAGACAATTTTAAACAGTTTTAATACGGTATCCATTTTACCGCCCCTTATTTAATTTATCCGGCAGGAGTTGTAAATGTAAGCGTAACAAGTACAAAAGCTCCCGGTTTTGTCGGCCTGCCGTCAAATCTGCCTTTGCCGCGGAACGCCATTTGGTCTTCCGAAAATTTAACATGCTCGGACTTGTCAATTGTTATCGTTTCGCGCTCAACAAGGGTATATTTGCTGAAATCGCCAAATAAAATTTTGTCGTCGTCCATGTTGTTATTAAATACAACACGCAATCCAAGCAAATCCGGTGCATTGAGATTAGGCATTTTTGCAACGACTTCTCCGGCACTGGTCGATTGTATGCTATATTGCAGCAATCGGTTGTAATAGGTTGTACGGCTCATAACCGCAACTATTTCTCCGGTGCTGTCTGCGCCGGTATCAATTTTAGCAATCGGTTTTGTAATGTCTGCAAAGCCGGTCGGGTCCTTTACGGTGACTTTGTTAGCTGCCGGCAGTTTGGGTATAATGCCATCCGGCTGTTTGTCACCCGTGCCTTTAAGGATTGCGGCGTCAAGCCCAAGCGCAATGGCTCTTGCAAGCTTGCGCGCCACATATTCGTCAAGGTTTACTATGCTGTCCTGCAACATGGAGTTATCGACAAAAGTAACCTTGCCGATTTTATAGCCGTCAAAGCTAATATTTGTAATTGTGCCGGTATCTCCATCGGCAAGTGTGCCGGTTTGCTCAATCCATGTTGCCGCGGTTGTGTCCGTGTCAATTAAAATACGGGTTTTGCCGTTTACCCTGATTTTATCGACAAGCGGGTAAAGGGTTGTATAATCGCCCATTATATCCATTATGCGGTTTACGATAACTTCGGGAATTGCTAATTCCTGTCCGCCGACTGCGCGCAAATTCCTAAATTTGTCATAAAATTCCTTAACCTCTGCACGCTCATAATATGCTCCCGACTTCAAAAGCTCTCTAATTTGATACCTATTCATATTCGCATTTTCGCCTCTTTCTTCATGATTTTCTTTTTGAGTTGTTGTTTTGCTGCGTTCGGCAAGTTCTTCAAGCTCTTGCGTTATGCGCGATATTTCGCTTTCAAGCTCGCCTATTTTTTCTGCCAAATTTTCGGACGCATTTTCTTTCTCAAACGCGTCTATTTCTTCTGTCACCATTTTAAGGTCTTCTTCGGTCTGTGCTTCGTCAAGCGCTTGTTTCAGTTCTTCTGCCCTTTTGGAGAGTGCCTCTTTTTTTTCAAGGCAATTTGTGAGTTCGCTTTGACGCTGTTTAAGCAGCGCTTGCAATTTAAGTTGTTTTAACATTTAATAGCCTCCAATCTTTTCTTCAAATTTGCTTTTTTAAATTTTATAATATCTTTTGCCCTTGCTTGTACTTGCGTTTGCGGATAAGCCGGGAAAGTACAAATTGATACTTCCGCAACATCGGCTTTTTCCACTGTCCAATGCAGCCCATCCGGTTTTTCTTCGTAGCTTTCAAGTACGGGAGTAAAACCAAAGCTGCACCCGCTAATGTCACCACGTTCCACGCGGGCATATACTGCTAACGCTTGCGGGTCGTTTTGATTGATTTTAACCCGCCCCCATAAGCCGTGGGCGTCAGTTTTAAGTTCAAGCGTGCCGCTGCCTGTGCGCCCCAAAACATAACCCGTATCGTGGTTAAATAGACATCGGATGTCATTGCTTTTTAGTGCGTCGTCAAAAGCCCCACGGGCGATTTTTTCAAAACAGCCTTCATATAGTGCCGTTTCCTGTTCGAATACTGCAAAATATCCTTCGATGTATTTTTCGCCGCTTTGTTCGGCGCGAACAGTTAATTTTGACGCTTGATAAGATGTTCTTTCATTCATTATTTTCACCTTCTTGCACAAGTTTTTTCTGGTCGCCAACCTTGTCCACCGGCACATAATTTTCAAGCACTATATACTCATTCATTCCGGGATTGTCGCTAGGGGCATAGTCAAATTCCGTACGGCCCTCATTTCGATTAAGCATGCCCCCCGCAACCATTTCTTTAACAAACTGTACTTTTTCGGTCAAGTTGTATTGCAACAAAGACTTTGGGTTGAATTTAAAATACATTGTGGGCGAATATAACAAGCCTTTTGTCAACGTCTGCTGTATAATCATTGCAACACTCATTATTTCAGTCGAAATAAAGTTGTTATATGCCTCTTTGTCAAAATCTCCAATGCCAACCATAAAAGCGGGTACGCCAAAAGCAGCCGCTATTGTGCCTTTGTCAAGCTTTATGCTATCTTGTATCGCAAGGTCGTTTAGTGTAAGTGGTTGTATTGTTTTGATGTCAATTTCTCCGGCCGGTATGAGCCACGGCTCGCCTTGTTCCGTTTCTTTCGCATAGCTGCCCAGTATTTTCCGGCGCATTTCCTCGTCTTGCAGCTCTTGTATGTCGGCATTTATCGATATAATTAGAGAGGGTTTCCACTTTGAGCGTAAAAACGCTGTTTTAGTAGCATTTGCCTGCAAAAGATTTTCGACCGCGTCTTTTATTAACGGCGCATATCCTTGCCCTTTATATGGCTTGTCGTCGTCTGGGTTGAGTACAAAATGCAAAACTTCGCTTGGGTCGAAAGCTACGCCATTATACCGTATACGGTAGCCGTCTTGTACATCGTCAAAATATACCCGGCTCATGTCCCATATGTCCATACTGTCAAGCAAACCGTTTTTGAAATTTGGATAAACAACGGCATTGCCGTATATGAGCATATCCGTGACAATTTTATAGATAAAATTTTTACGCGTCATATTGTGGTTAGGCGTAATGTCAACCTTTTTCGCAAGCTCATTTTTGAGCCGCACATCCCCGTTTTCCTTGTTTTCCATCAGCATGATCGTCATTGAGGATACTAAATTAGCAATTTTATGTACACATTGCCGGACGTCCGGATTTTTTGATAATGGAGTATACCCAAGCGGGCAAAGTATGTCGCGGGCGTCAGTGCCGTTAAGCCAAAGCGCTACAGGGTCGGCGCGTATTTTGCGTTTACGAAATGGATTTTTAATAACAATTCCCCCTTAATTAAACCATTTGTTTATTTTGCTTTTTTTGTCCTTATCGTCAATAAACTGTTTGACTGCAATAACCGTGCAATCAAATAAGTCCATACGGGCATTTTCGGCGACTTTTTCAAAGCGGATACGGTCATCAAAATCTTCCACCGCTTTTACGTTGCCAATGCAATACTCAAAAGCTTTGCTATGTAAGTAATAAAATTTTTTGTCTTTAATTTGCTTTTCAATGTAGCGAAAAGCCTCGGATTTTTTCCAATATGCCTGATCTATTTGCTCCATTTTGAAACCGGATTGAACCATCATCCGGTAAAAATCGCGTGATTTGTATTTGTCAAAACCGCAAGTATTAATTTTAAAACCTTTCCTTTTCATTTCGACAAACCATTTTACAACGTCGTTATAGTCGACCGTGTCTGCGTTACAAAGGGTAAGCCATCCTGCCTCTTGCCACCAAAAAAACGGGATGTTATCCTCCTCAGATTTTTCGTGCGCCCTCGTTATCGGCATAAAGCCATGAGTTATTACAATTGACACGCCATTATATTCGCCGTATAAACAAGCTGCGGTCAAGTCGTGCATAACCGATAAATCCGCACCGCCCGTCCACGCAATCGGTAATTTTATAAGCTCGTCAATTGTCCAATTATAGCTTTCGTCGGAAACCTGCACCTCCGCCATGTCGAAATAACTATCCGCAACATTCGTATAAATATTGAGGGATTTATTTAAAAATTCGTTTCGGCTTGACGGATCGTTTTGAGCCTGCAACGCCTCTGCTTCCATGTCCTGCGGTCGGATTGTTATGCCGTAGTTAGGGTTAGCCTTTTCATGCTCAATGGGATTTAAGTAGTCTGCCGGGTTGTCTGCTTTGCAGATAAAAATAAAATATTGCTCGTCTTTTACAGTGCCTGCAAGCACTTTTTGACAATAACAAAGCCTTTGATAACAAAAACTGTTAATTTTTGCCCCCGCTGTGGTAATGCCAATCAAAAGCTTGTTGACATAAGCTTTCATAGCCTGCTTGTAAACAAAATAATCGTTTGGGGAGCGATAGGCATGTATTTCATCCAAAATAATAATGTTGGCGTTTAACCCGTCGGCCTGTTCGGAATTGCTCGCAAGCGCCTGCATTTTAATCGAGCCGATTTCTTCCCCGTTTTCGTTTTCAAACGTTCGGCTTATTGAGTGTTCGGCGTTGCTGTCCATGATTTTAAAATTAGTTTCTTCGCCCATGTACTTTATGTTGCGTTTAATAACGTCAAAGCTTTCAAGTGCGCGGTCAAGTTTGGTTGCAATCATATAGAGCACCGACGTATAACGCATATCAAGCAGCGAAAAAGCCCAAGCTAAAGCCGCTGCAAAAGCCGTTTTGCCGTTTTTTCGCGGTATAAAAATAAACGCCTCATGGTATCGGCGTTCTTTCGTTCCTTTTATGTAAAACCCTGCAAGGTTATAGCAAATAAATTTTTCCCATGCTTCCAACAAAAATGGTTGCCCTTTTTTCGGGCCTTTGATATGCACAAACGTTTTTTCGATTATTTGTATCACAAATTCCGCGCTTTTTTCGTTAAAGTCATATTCGCCACTTTGCAGGTCGTTTAAAAACCTTTGGCACGCTTGTATGTTTTCAACGCAAGCTATTTTTTTGCCGCCAACAACATTACGGGCATACTCCATCACGATATTAAAATTTTTACCGTGTTTAGTTGACGCCATTCAAAAGCCCTTCTAATTTACTCTGCTTTTTACTTTTCGCCATATCTTTATTCCCCATTTTTTTAAGCCCGGACGGAGTAAGTCCCAAAATATTTTCAAGCTCGGTAAGCTCTTTACGTAAATTTTCAACCGATAAATATAACGCCGTTTTGCGGTTGTTAGTCGCGCCAGCTTTGTTTGTGTACGCCTCCGTTATTTTACAACCGCCCTCGTACCATTGAGCCATAAGTATGCTAAATTGCACTCTCATTTCGGCATAGCGGGCGATAATCGCGCTAAATTCGGGGCGATAAGTGCCTAATGTGCGCATATCTTCGACGGTCTGTTCAAAAATAGTTTCAAAATCATTTTGGCGGATAACTTTTAAATCATTCATCGGCAAGCCCCCTTTATCAAATTTTCAGCGCATATATTCAGAGTTCCCCCTGCCCGATGCCCCAAGGGTTATTTGGATTTTTTTTGGAGAGGGGGGGATAGTTTTGTTTTTTAGCGCAATCCCCAATTCTGTTAGTCGCCCCGTCGCGCGGTCGTGTAATTTATTGTGCATATCCGTACTAACTGCTATTAAATTCCAGTCGCACCACATATACTCCGGATAATCTGATACCGGGTAAATATGATGTACCGTTGTAGCGTCCACCCTTTTACCATACCATTTGCTTATTTGACATAAGTATCCGTCACGTTTAAGTATTGCCTCACGCTTTTTATCCCAGCGCTTGCTATGATATATATTTGCACGCATAATTTCACCCTAAAAAGGATTTTTTAAAAAACCCCCGCTGGGAAAAAAATGAACAAAAACCCAGCGGAGGGAAAAGGAGGTAAGAGCAAATGTGAGGTTTTTTATTTTGCTCCATTGTAATGATATCATGCTTTCAACGTGACATTCAATGACATCTTTTCAAGCGGAAATCTCATCGAATTTTTTAAGCGCTTGCTTATGCAGTCGTAAAACCTGCCGGTAGCTGTAATTCATTTCTTCAGCTATCTTTTCCCATTTTTTAAAGCATAGGTATCGGTATTCCAAGACTGCTCTGTACCTTGCGTTGTCTATTTTTGCGATTAAATCCGCAAGCTGCTTTTTTACATCCACTAACCTGTCAATGTCGGCGTTTATCTCGCTTTGCAAATCGGCAATCTTGCAAAGGATTTTGTCTTGTGCCGGATTTGCTCCCGCGCCGACCTTGTCATACTTTGCCGTACACTTGCAGGCAAGCGCTATGCAAACCTCCCTTTGTGCTATCTTGCTGTCGATTAGCAAATTAAGCTTGTAGGCCGCTTTAAGGTCAATCAATTAAAACTACCTCCCCTAAATCCCAAGCATACACATTTCGCAAGGCATTGTTGATTTTCTGTTCAAAGCTTTCAATGTCAATCGCATTAGCTATTGCATCATAAGCCGCGTCAAGCCAATTTTCCGGCATTTCATCGGCGCAAAAAAAACTCCAAGACCCGATACAAGTCAACTTTTGACGGATATATCTTTTTGGCGATGTATACATTAACGGTATCATTGCCAAGTAAAAAATCTGTATATCTTTGGTCGACTAGAAAATCCTCTTTTGTCATGACGTCATAATCGTTATAATAAGTTTGTTTTACGCACAAAACTGTTTTTGGCGAAAGCTGTGATAAATAGCAACTCATTTGGTTTCTTCTCCTTTTATACGTTGTGATATTTCGCTTAAAAGCTCTTGCGTTGTAAAGTTTGCAAGTGGGTTTGATTGTGTTTCTTCATCTGACTTCAAATAAAAAGCCGGCCGAACGCCAATGAGGCCGTAGTACGCGCTGCCGTTGCACAAACTGCCGTTCGAGTAGACACGCCGCGCGAGGTGCGAATAGCCGGCGTACGGGGTAATCAGCCACCACCAGTCGTCTAATTCAAGCAGGTCCTGTTCGGCATACTTTTCAAACTGCTTTTGAGATAGAAGGCCGATCTTGTCGCGGCTGGTTCCGTATCCGACGCCGCCTAAGTGGTCCGAAAGGTCCCAGACGGCCGGAATAATTTTGTCAGTGTCAATTTTCCCCGCAGCCTTGATTGCGGCCAGGAAATTTTCATTCAGATCCTTGCGGATAGTGCTGGTCCGCCAATCATTAAGTTTGAAACCTTCAAAGCGTGCATATTTGAAAGGAAACAAATTAAAAGGTCTGTCCCCAATTGTTTCCGCCGTAACAACTAATGTTGTTCCATCGTTAAAATGTTCTAACACTTTCAGATTTGCAATTCCTGCGTCAAAAATTTCGCCGACTTTTAAGTCTTTAAGTTTCATTTTTATAAACCTCCTAAATTATTCCTAATTTTTTAGCGTTGTGATCGTAAAATGTGGCATCTCCTGTAACCAGCGCCACGCATTGCAGGGCCTTGTCCGCAACCTCGCCAAGGTCGTTGCTCTTATTAATTTCAGCGCGCAATATCCCACAAATACGGATTGCGTCTTGATAATACGCATAAGCCTTGCGCCTGTTTTCTACGTCCTGCAATTCCACCGCAAGCTTTTTATCAATGTTTTTACGCCTGTTTGCGCCCTCCTCTTTCGTAATTGCTCCGCTGTTGTAGTCCGCGTACAATTGTTTTAGTGCCGTATAGTAGCCAAGTTCCAACAGCGACGCATGAGCAGGCAGAGCCTTGCCACTGTATGCCATTTTTGCAATTTCATCCCAATCCATTTTAAACCTCCTCTATAAGTTTTAATGCATCCTCCACACTGCGGCATATGCCCGCCCTGTGGCCCATGTCATTAAGCATCTTAATAAATTTATACTGCTCCGGCCTCACTTTGCCGCGCGGCGCTTTAACCTCAATAAATGCCACCTTGCCCCGCCCGATGAAAAGCAAGTCCGGCAAGCCTTTGACGCCGCATTTTACACGCCGCCCGTCCCCGGTTAAAAATACTCCCACATTGAGCCTTATCACTATGCCGTAATCGGACAGCGCCTTGCGTATGGCGTTTTGTATGTCAACCTCTGCCAATTATGCCCATCTCCTTGCCCTTGTACCATGCCCAGCCGGGCTTGTAGCCTTTGAGCTTGCCATATACCGCAAGCTCTTTGAGCGTCTTGCATTTTTTGTACGTGTCATAAGTCTTGATTATGTCGGCAATGCGCTGCTCGTTGATTTTTTTAAGCTCGCCGCCTTGCGCCTCGACTGTGCGCTCGTTAGCATATACATGCCCGCATTTGGGGCAAACTGCGGCAGGGGAGTGAGTGTAATAGCAATCAGGGCATTGCCTTACCGGTACGGCTGCTTTGCGCGCTGTTTTTTGTGGTTTGGGATCAAGGCTCCATTGTCTGTCCATATCCGGCAGGCCATGGCGGTACACGTTGCCAACATGGTCGATTATTATTGCCCGCTTGTCCGGCTTGTGCCTCATGCAGCGCATTGACTGTTGTATGTATAGCGTAAGAGATTTTGTCGGCCGCAGGAGTATTGCCACCTCGCAATCAGGCACATCAAAGCCCTCGCTGATAAGGTCAACATTACACAAAATTTTTATTGTACCGTTTCGGAAGTCCTGTACTATCTGCTTGCGCAGCTCTGCGGGGGTGTCCCCGTCAAAATGTGCCGCCGCAATGCCAGCTTGTGCAAACTGTGCCGCTATTGCTTTGCTATAATCTAACGTCGGGCAGTAGCATATTGCTTGTTTGCCGTCTGCAAGTCGCTTGTAATGCTCTATTATGTCGCCGTAAATTTTAGGCTTGTCAAGCAACTGGGCGGCTGCCGATTGCACAAAATCTCCGGCGCGCGATTTAAGGCTGGACAAGTCCGCCACCTGCGGCGCATAATAGTCGTAAGGGGCAAGATAGCCATTATCTATCATCCATTTGGCGGAGGGCATTATAAGGAGCCTGTCGTTAATCTCGCCAAGCCCGCCGCCGTTAAGCCTTACGGGAGTAGCGGTAAGCCCCACCCGATAAGCATCTGGATATGCGTTATATATCCGGCGGTAGCTCTCCGCAAGGCAATGGTGATTTTCGTCTGTGATTATCAACGACGGCTTTCCCACGCAATCCAAATGCCTTGTGACAGTCTGCACCATGGACACATCGCAAAGCGCCATATTAACGCCATGCGCGGCAAAAGTGTCTTTTAGCTGCTCAACAAGTTCCTGCCTGTGCACAAGCAACAGCACCCGTCTGCCGTTAAGGGTTGCCCGCTTTGCCATTTCTGCGGCAATCAGCGCCTTGCCACACCCGCACGGCCCGACAATGCATGGAGATTTATAACCCTCTCTCCACGCTTTGGCAACCTCGTTAATAATTTCTTCTTGATATTTTCTTAAATTTATTGCTTTTCACCTCTTTTTGTTACATCTTTTACACTTTCGTTACACCATAAAAAGAGCTACAAATGCCTATTTTACGCGGTTTTACACCTGTTACACCTGTTACACCTTTTTTTGCATATACACTATATATATTTATGTTTTTTCTTTTTTTTGTTTTTATTAAAATGCGTATATATAATATATATAATAGTGTAACAAGTGTACATGTGTAACAATATATTATAGATGCCTATTTTACGCAGTTTAGCTGTTACACCTTTGTTACACTTTTTGCTCAAAGGTGTAATTAAAATGGAGGATTTGTACTTTGCTGCATTATTTTAATGCAAGCACATCTTGCCAAAGTACCGTTAATACGTTGAGGGACTTTGGATTTGCCTTGCTTGTCGCTCACTGCTAGCCCTTTGTCAATCATCATTTTAAGGGCGGCACGCGGCGAAAATCCCGCATCCTGCAAAGCCTTGTCAAACACATTGCCAAGTATGTACGCATAGCCGTCGTCAATCCTGCCCCAGACTTCGCCGATATCACTCTCGCCGCAAAATTTTATTTTATTCGCGGCAATAAACTGCAAGCAAAATTGATATGCCCGCTCTGTGGCGTCAGCATCCTGCCTTGTCGGCAAAAACGGCAATAAGTCGTCTACTGTCAACGGCGCATCGTCAAAACCATAAAAATCAACGAGCGCCTTATCGGCTGCAATCAAAAGGGCAATGTTTGCTGTTTGTTTTTCGGTCGTGTCATTTTTTGATAAATCCGCCTGCAAGGCTTTAAAACGGGCCTTTATGTGCTCCATGTTGCCGTCCCGCAGGAGATAATCTATCCATCCCATGCCGCCAAAGCCGTAATTTTCCAAAAGCGTTGCAACCGTTGCATTGCCGTTGTAAAACAGCTTGTTCTGTGGCTCAATCTCCAAAATGCGGTTGTATATCCCTCCGGTCGAATGGTCCTCGACTATGGGGCACTCTCCTGATGTGATTATGATATTGCGCCAAGAGTCCACCCGGTCAAGGCCGCCGGAACGGTTGCCGCGCATTTTGGCGACGCCGTTTGCAAGCATGTATATTTCGGCGTCAAAGCTTTTTTTGTTGCATCTTATATATTGAAACTCATCAAGCACAAGGGGCAGGTTTTTAAGCGCACTTGCATTGCGCTCCATCCCTACGCCGGTTGAGTAAAACGATACGGTGTATTTGCTCAGCGCAGGATTTCCCCAAACGCTTGACGCAAGCATAAGGGCAACGGTTTTGCCCGCTCCGGACGTTCCCCAAAGGTGTACGAAAAAATTATTAAGATTAAACGGCTCGACAAGTACAGACGCATAGCTTGCGGCAAGGACTATTTTGTTGACGATACTTGTCCGCCTTGCCTCGACGACAACATCAAGCCATTTGTTAAAATCCCCAGATGTGTGGATGTGTGTCAATATGCTGCCTTCGCCGGTCTGCACTTGCTTTGCGTAAGGCAAAAACAGCTTGTCAGACAGCCATCCCGCCTTATCGGTATAATACTTGACCGGCAGCTCGTTTAGGCGCTCCACATCCTGCAAATAGGCAATCAAATATTTAGCGTTGCCATCCGTTACCATTATCCCGTTGTCGGACAGGGCAATAATTTTTTTGGCGGACGCAATCTCGGACTTATCGACCGTCAAATAGTGCCAGCCACCATCACGATAAAATTTTATCTTAACTTTTTGCAGGTCTGTACTGATGTCAATAAGCCGCTCGCATAGGCAAATCTGATGCGGGCAGGCAAGCTGCTCCTCGCCGTTGATATTGCGCCTGATAGAGCCGCTGTCGTCAATCTGCCATGTGCCGATGTCAAGCGTGAGGCCGTCAAAGTCGTATAAATTTTGTGACGGGGTGTAGATTTGTGTCTGCTCACGCCTGTATTTGTGATACAGGTCCTTAAATTGCTTTGTGCCGGTAACAAGGCCATCCTTTTTGGCGGCTTTTGCGGCGGCATCCATCGCCATCTCAAAATCCAGCGTGTCGCAACCTTGCAAGGTTTTATGATATAGGCCCGCAAAAATTTCTTTTAGCTTTGCGCCCGGGCTTAAATCTGCCGGAAGTGTGTTATCCATGTTTTGCCGCCTCCTCTATCAGGTACTCTATGTAGTCAAGCTTTTGCAGGGCCTCGACAAACTCGGGGCAGGGGACGTCATCGGGGCTTTGCGGCCGCTTGTCGCAATATGCCTGCCAAAGCCGCCTATGCTCGGCGCACAACGCCGCTATACGGCTGTCTTTGCTTGTCTTTGGCTTTTGCGGGCGTATCGGAATGGCCTGCTTGACGCGGGACAGCCCGAAATCCATGGCAAGCTTGTCACAAGCTGCCTTAAAATTAAGCCCGTATAATCGCATTGTAAAATCAATTACATCCCCACCGGCGCCGCAGCCGAAACAATAATAACTATGACTGTATAGCTTAAGCGAGGCCGTGTCCTCGCGATGGAAAGGGCAGCAAATAAAGCCTTTTTTAGGCGGGTAGCCGTATGTTTCGGCTACCCGCTCCATAGACAATTGTTTTATCGCGTCTAAAATGGCAAATCATCTCCCACCGCGCCGGAATTATGCTTTGGCGGGGAGAACTCCTCGAATTCGGCGGGCAGGTTGTCCGTACTCGTTAAAGGCTTGTCCTCCGGCACAGCATAATCTCCGGATTTGATTGTATCGACGCCCCGGAAAAAGCGAGGTTTGGTTATCCATTTTTTGCTACCTTGGCTGTTGAGGTACTCCTCGCGCCCAAAGAGCACTCCGACAAACGTGCCCTTAAAACATCCGGCAAATTTGTCGCCCCAAACAAGCTTAAAGTTTTTGTTGCTCTCCTCGACGGAGGTTACAAAAGACTTAAAGCCACGGTTTGTGCCGCCGTTGTCGTCGTAAACAAGCTGGTTGACGACGCAGCCCCACTTCTTTTCCGCGCGCGTGTCGGACTTGTAAAGGCCGGTGAAATATCCCTTGAAATCCCCGTCCGCTATGTCAAGGTAAATCTTAATCATGTCCTTGCCGGTGGAGCTTTTGCACTCCTCAACTTTTAAAATTTGGCAAACATATCCGCCTGCGGGCAGGATTTTAAAATCCCCGAACCCCTGCACTGTATCAAAATCATTTGGTTTTTGCATAGTAAAAAATCCTCCTTAAATTTGGTAATAATTGCGTATTGCGTCGTCAACTGCTTTAAGGTCGTTGTCCATCTCCGGCGGAAGCATGTCCCGCGGAGCTTTTGCAGGATTTGTCCCATCGGACTGGGTAATGAATTTATGCTCCGTGCCATCAGCCACGCAAAGCAGTACGATTGTAAAAAGCCCCTCAATGGTAAGCTTTTCGTCAAGCATCCTGCCGACTGTTTTTGCTTTTGTTTTGCCGTCGGCGGTAAGCTCGGTGTGGTGGAGCAGATAGACAATCCTGTCCTGCGGCAGGCTCTGGACTATGTATTTCAGCATATTGTAAAACCGCAGGGCCAGCTCGGTAAATTTATCATAGCCGCGCTCCTTCGCGCGGGCAAAAAAATCAAATGCAAGCAAGTATTGACTGTCGTCAATTGCATAGCTTTTTGTGGGATTTTTTTGCAGCGTCCTGCCGATAAGCTCATACGTTGCGTTTTGGATTGTCGGCAACTGCCGCTTAAATGGCAACGGCTTGCCGGCAACCGAAAATATTGTTATCTCATTTGGTGCAAAGCCGGAGAGGGAAGACGTTTTGCCGCTGCCGCTTTCCCCAAGCACCAAAACGGGGATACCCATAGCTCCACCTCACTTTATTCTCAGGGATTGCTTTACTTTTAAGGCACAATATGGTATACTTGTGCCGGAGTTAAGCAGATTTTTGATGTCCTGCCTGCTGATTTTCGGCGGTTGGGGGATGAGCAGCTCTGGCTTGTTTTCCTTTGCCCAGTCCGCGAACAATCCCTCGTCCTCAATGTCCACCGATGGGGGATTGTTCGCCACGGAAAGCCTTATTCGCGCGGTTTCGATTTTTGCCTTTCCAGAGGCTTGCATTGCCGAAAGAAGGTAGTTTTTAAGGCTTTCGACCTTGTTGTTTTTTGCGCGCAGTCTTTCCAGCAGGGCATCGACCTCGGCCTTTATTGCCTCCGCCTCGGCGGACAGATTTTTAATATACAGTCCGATTGCCTCGGCTTTGTCGTTAAATTCCGCCTGCACCGCCTCTAAGGTGTCGGCTATCGCTTCCTCGGGGATTTCGTCATTCGCGATTGCATCAAGCAAGGCAAGGTATTTTGTGTTGATTTCGTAGAGGGTCATGCTTTAATTACCTCCAAAAATTTTTTCAGCTCGGCAAGCTCGCTTGCCTTTGCGTTTATTTCCGATTGCAAATCCGCAATTTTTGCGTTTATAAATTCCGCAACGCAGGCGGGAATTTTGGGATTTGCGCTTTGTGTAGCAGGCTCGCCGGCGGGAGTAAGTCTACCTTGTTTGCGCAGGTAGCTTATGCGGCTATTAACCTGCTGTTTGCTTACTCCGCCTATTTCGTCGGCGATTTGTGCGGCAGTTTTGCCGTTTGCTATGCCGTCGGAAATAATTTTGTCCGCCCGTGCGTCAAAGATTTGCGCCTTAGGCTGAGGCAGCGTTATCCCCGCTTGGGTAAGGATATCCTTGATTGTGTCCGTTGTGGTGCCGTTGAGCTGCGCAAGTATGTTGATTTGCTCGCGCTGGTCTTTGGCCTGTTTGTAGGAGGTTATTATCTCTCCGTTTGTCATTTGCATAACTTGTCCCCTCCTCCAATCGGAAGCGCTCCGCCGACCGCAAGGCAGCTAAGTATGCTTGCCGTCATCATTACAAGCCATGCCAATGCGGCGGGCGAAGGGGCAATCAGCAATATGTACTGCAAGCTCATGCAAAACAGTAT